AATATTATTGCTGAGGACCCGCTTTCCCCTGGGGGGTCCACTACAGCTAGAGGAGTCTCTAAGGGGGTCTCATATATAACATACACCGATACACCAATTGCTAGGAGTTTTAGTCGAGGCTCCCAATCGGTGTATACAAAAACGACACCAAATATGCCTCATAGAGCGTCGTTTCGCTTAAATGCCAAAAACTATTTCCTCACATACCCCAAATGCACACTAACAAAAGAGTGTGCCCTTGAGCAAATACTGGCAATAGAAACAGTCGTGAATAAGAAATTCATCCGAATTTGCAGAGAGCTTCACGAAGATGGGACTCCTCACTTACATGTCCTGCTTCAGTTCGAAGGCAAGTTCCAGTGCACGAACAACAGATTGTTCGACATCCATGCCGAAACCAGGGCAACACGTTTCCATCCGAACATTCAGGGCGCTAAGAGCTCCTCTGATGTTAAACAATATATGGAGAAAGACGGAGACGTCCTTGATCATGGAACTTTCCAAGTCGATGGAAGATCAGGTAGAGGAGGTAAACAATCTGCCAACGATGCTTATGCCGAAGCAATCAATGCAGGAGATACAGCACAGGCGCTTAATATTTTAAAGGAGAAAGCGCCTAAGGATTATGTGTTATATTATCATAATTTAGCTCACAACCTTGATCGCATATTCGGTAAACCAGCTGAACTGTACAAGTCTAAATATTCATTGGAATCATTTGACAATGTTCCATGCCACATTTCTTCCTGGGCAGAGAAAAATGTGAAGGATGCCGCTGCGCGGCCGGAGAGACCTATTAGCATCGTCATAGAAGGTGATAGTCGTACCGGTAAGACGACATGGGCCAGAGCACTTGGGCCGCACAATTATCTATGCGGCCATTTGGACCTTAGCCCAAAGGTCTATTCCAACGATGCTTGGTATAACGTCATCGATGACGTAGATCCGCATTATTTGAAACATTTCAAAGAATTCATGGGCGCGCAACGTGACTGGCAAAGTAACGTCAAATACGGAAAGCCCACACAAATTAAAGGTGGTATCCCCACCATCTTTCTCTGCAATCAAGGACCTAAGTCCTCATATAAAGAGTTCCTTGAGGAGGAACAAAATGCTTCACTCAAGGTGTGGGCTTTAAAGAATGCGGAATTCTACACCATCAAAGCACCATTCTTCTCCTCCATCGATCAAAGCGCAACACAGGTGCGCCAAGAAGAAAGCAATTCGACGCAAACGAATTGACCTCAGCTGTGGGTGCACATACTATATGCACATAAATTGCTCCAGCCATGGATTCACGCACAGGGGAGAGCATCACTGCGGATCAACTAAGGAATGGCGTCTTTATCTGGGAGATAAAAAATCCCCTCTATTTCGAGACTTTGGAGCACTACCCAATACGAAGAGGATCAACGATGATGGTCACCAGAATGCGCATCAAATTCAACCACGGTCTGAGGAAAGCACTGCAGATGCACAAGTGCTACCTCAACCTGACAATCTACCATTATTTGAGGACGACTTCTGGGATGATATTATCAATTTTTAGAAGGCAATTATTTAGATATTTAAATAATTTAGGTGTGCTTAGCATTAGCAATATACTGAGCGGTTGCTCCCATGTATTTTATAATGTATTTCCCCATGTGGAAGATGTAAACCTCAGTTATGATATAAAATACAAGCTTTATTAATTTCCGATCGAATCGTAAAAATAGATCCGAATCTTTAATGTTGCATACACTGGATTAGAGGCATGAGTACATGCCATATACAATAATAATGCATTCTCAGTATGGTTCTCATACTTAGCAGCTTCCTGATGGTTATACACAACGTGATTGTTAACACGAAAGAATCGGTTAACCATGGCTTGTTCCTTACAAGCATACTGGCCACCTGTCACGGTGGAATTAAACCTTCGCAGGACTTGATAACGATCTCGAAGATCGTTCTTGACAGTAGCTGTACTGGGTTCATTATCATACATGTTGAAAACCTGACCAAAGTCCATTGGAGTACCAAATGGACGCCTATCACGAACTAACTTGAACATAACCGTATTCGTGTGATTCTTGGACTTAATATTCTCGTCCATCCAAACTTTACCCGTGATATAAACGGATTTTATGCAAAACCGTTTACCAACACGATGAGTAATACCATTACCCCTAGTGACATCAGAGATGCATAACACTTTGCCTGTGTGAGCAATATCATGACGTTGCTCAAATGATTGAACCTTACATGGTCCTTCACAGCCACGTGGAACATCAGGAGACCGATACAATCGGTAAAAACGTGGCTTCCTCCACATCGGACGATAAGTCCACCTCCTTCTCCTTGTTGTGCCTTGGGCATTGGATGCAGGTGCAGGTAATGCCATTGGGGTGTCGAAGTTCAATCTTCGACGTGTTGCTGATAGTGGTGTTGAGAAGGCGGTATCGTAATTCCGCTTTGGCATGGTTCTTTTGGCGCAATATTTGAATGAGTTTGCGCAGATATTCAAATCCCAATGAATTATTGGGATACTGTTGCTGACACACTTGCAAATACTTAGTGCCAATCATGCACAGAAAACCATGCCGTGATTTGGGGAAGTCGTTCAACAATGGATCCCACAACTCCATGATTGGGACTTCGTAGTCCCCACGTTTATAATTCAAATTTGAATTATTTAAGCGCTGAGGAGCGCATGTGGTTGAACGATAAAAAGCGGAAAGTGAAAGCAAAAACAGAGTCGTACACCGGTCGTGGGTCCTCAGGT